TGATTCAAAACCTCAACACGAACTATGCCAGTAACAGCGTTATACATAAGTTCATCATTGGTTCCCAACCAAGAAGATTCAGGCCTAATACAGTACATCCAAGGACGTGAAGAAATATAAGGCACAGTAAATGAAACTTCAGTAGAAGTACGAAGATCAATAATAATCTTCTGAGTTTTTGAAATATCAGGAGTTCCAGTAGAAATATCTGTATTATAATAAAATGGAATAAAACTGATTCGTAATCGACCAGAATGAAATTGTGTTTTAACAAATTTAAAAGTATAAACAATACTACCACGCCAATAGGTATGAGAATTTGCAACATAACCCATATGTGTACAGCGAAATCTATCAAGAATAGTATCAGAATAAGGTTTTACTTTAAAAGGTGTAACCAAATTATCCCATAAAATACTATTTGTAGCAGCGTCTGTAGACCAACTAAACCTATCCCAAAAATTCGGTATAGATAAAATATGTGAAAAATCCATTTCATCAGCAGAAGTTCCAGCCAAACCAGATGTTGTTTCCAATTCATTAGCAGAAGATAAAGCCATTTTGTGGGAACAATCCGCACCATCAAAATTAGCCATACGTGTCTGCGCACGCAATTTAGTTTCACAAGGAAGACCTTGTATAGTTGGTTTAGAATAACCCAACATTTTAAAAATATTTGAAGCAGCAGCGGAAATCCATGCTGGTTTTGTAAACATATTACCAAGAATAGGAATCCTTGATAATGTAGAAAGACCTTCAGATATTTGACCAATGCCCGCAGATGGCGAAGCATTATCCTTTAATTGTTTTAATTCAAGACCGCCTTGAGCGAAAATCTTGGAAGGTTGTTTCTTATAAGTTTGATTTTTATATAATTTTTGCATATCTTTATCGGTAAATTTACCAGTTGCCATATGCTGAGCAACTGATAAGAAATTTGGAGCACTACCAGTAAATATGTTTGCACCTGTAGGATATTGAACATCAACATCTTCCAAATGCGCCCATACAGTATATTCGACTGAACCAGTTCCCGAAATCTGATCTCTTAACTGACTATATACAACAAGGTATATAGCACCAAAAGATCCCTGACCAGTAATTAAATTATAATAAACATGCGGAGATACATAAGGTATTCGCATTTCAACTTCGGTACCAACACTTAAATCAAGATCAGTTCTGGGACATCCAGATCTACCTTGAAGTGTAGAATTAACCAAATCAACACGATTAGGCATATATTGCGCATATGGATAATATTGCAACATAAGTCTACCCTGTTGAAAGGGTTGAGAATTTACTTGTACCTTAATTACGAGTGTAGCCCTAAGACCTACAAAACCACGTAATTTTTCCTGATACATAGCATTTGCTATTAAAACTTCAGGAAAGTTTGCAGTATATAATTGTGTCTCTGTAACATCGGTTGAA